TCGCGGTAGTAATCAGGTTGTTCTTGAGCATAGACATGTTTTTTGTGGACACCGCACTCGCCATATCCAGTACGAATAAAAATATACGGTTTTTTAATGTTGGCATGATTTTCTGTGCGCCTGCCAGTAACTTGGATAATTTTTTTATCCTTAGTTTGTATCCATTCTCCAACTTTAGACTGGCGCCAATCTTTTGTAACCTCAATTCCAAGTTTCTTAGCCTCTTTGGGTGTGTAAACGTCAAATTTTTTACCTCTGCATTCAACTCGCATTACTTTTTAAGTTTTCTAGCGCGTAACCTTTTTGGTTTTTTTGCAGTTTTTGCAGATTCTATGAAATCTTTTTCTGAAGGCGCACCCTTAGAACCTACTTTTCTCATTTTTTCACCACTGCCAGCTTTTATTCTTTTTCGCTTAGCATGGATATTTGCGTATAATCCTGGTTTAGCCATTACTTTTTCTTTTTTTTCCCATAGGATTTATAAGCAGGTCCTTTTTTTGGCGGTCTACCAACCTTTTTTCCATATGTTCCTTTACCTTTAGGCATATACAATCTCCTTATGATTTTTTATTCTTGTTTGCAAAATTTCGCGCAGCCTCAACAGAACCAAATCCCCATTTTTTTAAAGCCAAAGCTTTTCTAGTAGGTCTTCCTTTTGAATCTTTCATAGGTCCTTTCATTCCAGAAAATCTTGCAGCGAACGATACTCGCCTTGGACTTGTTCCTTTTGGAACAGGCGCTTTTAACGTTCCGCCAGTTTCGGCTTTGTAACTTGCACGCCCTTTAGCGTTTAAGCCACCTTTAGGGTTCTTGCCTTCTTTGCGTTTCCACGCTGCTGTTTTTAGTCTTCTCATAATTAAAATGGTACGTTGTTTTTATCTTCTACTTTAAATGAAATGTATTCAACTCCTGATTGACCCACTTTCTTCCAGCCTGCAACCTTAACCTCTCTACCACCTATTTTTCCCTGCCCCGTAAAATCGGGCTGGCTTTCTTTATCTTTGTTAGCATTGTTAAATATTGAAAATGTATCATCCTTTTGTTCGTATGGCATTCAAAACTCCTGAATTTGTTAAAAAATAATTTTATACCCCGCTAAAAATATAACGATTATGTTACAGTAAACAAAAACAAAAAGGTTGAGTTCGCAACCTAAGGTTTACCTAACCTAAGGTTTATTTTACCTAAGGTTTTTTTAGTTTTTTTTACCTAAGGTTACTTATATAATATATTCTTATTCTATTTCTATTTCAAAGAAAGGCTATCAATGGCTAATAGCCAACGCATAGCCTATGGCTATGGCGTCGCTATAGCCTGGCTATAGGGGGGCTATACAATATATAAGTTTAATAATAAAAGGATTTACCGTGATTTGAACAGGTGTTCATTTGGTGTTCATTAAGTGTGCATACTTAAAAACTGTGCAAAAAATGGATGGACTGTGCTTTACGTAAAGACACCCCCCTTCACATGCGTTTCGCGTTGGAGATTTTCGTTGAGTTCGCGTTTCGCGTTCCTTATCTCTCTACGCGTCCACAGTCCTTATCTTGGTTTGCCTTGCTTTGTGCTAGCTTAGCGCTATATACCGTCGGTTATAGATGTTTTGCTAGGTTTTGTCTAGTTTTCATGGTTAAATTTGGGTATCGCCGACGGCACTAAGTCGAAGGCTTTAACGAATCATGTTAGCGCATGATATAATACGCGAAGGACACCCTTCGCGAAGGAGAACAACCAAATGATACATCCATACACACCTAACAACGAAGTTGTTAACCGTAACGACGTAAACACCCAAGCAGGAACAGTACGCGTAGATATTCCTACACACGAAGAAGAGCAAGCTCTTCTCGCGTATGAGGAACACTTTCGCCAACCAGAGCTAGCTAGCTTCGTCCAGAACGCACGAGACCGTGCGATAAATGGCGCGGTCTATGACTTCGAAGCTGAACTAGAACGTCGCGAAGAGTCCGACATGCCGAACCCGCTAGACTACGCGATGAATAGCGCGCTGTCTAACGGCTTTACCATCGACGAAAGTTCCGACGGTAACACGCGTTGGAGTCATCTCAACGCGTAGACTGTAACCGACGAGATACACAACGAAAACCAACCCTAGACAGGGGTCTATCCCTTTGGGATAGCTAGGTTCGATTCCTAGCTAGGGTTCTATAGCTACGCTATAGCCTCGCTATAGCCTCGCCATAAGTCAAGGGAAAAATACCCTCAAGGGAGTAGGTAGGGAGTAGTCTTATGACTACACCCTAAACACCCAAAAATGCTAGCATGTCCTATAATGACGGCATAGAACACCCTAGCAAGAATAATAACCATAGCCGTCGAATTGGAGTAAACACCAAAATGAAAGACTTTTCAACACCCTGCATTACAACTTGCGACTATACTAACGACATAGTGGTTGCTGTAAGAATTAATTACGAAGATGAACCTGACTACAAGCCAATAAGAAACCTTGTCGGCTTTTCAAAGGACTTTGTAACTAGGAACGAAGTTAAATCAAGGCTTAGTATCGACTTACTAAACCAAATTGCCGAGAGGAATTGGATTGCCCACTACCATGAAGGACATTATTACACCGACATGGAAAATAGGCTCTTTATAGAGTCTTTTGGTGGATGCAAAGCTGATAGCTTTGAGTTAGAATTTGCTGAGATTTCATTTGACGGTTTGAAATGGAGAATTTCTAACGACGAAGGGCAGGAAATTGTCCTCGATGATTGGAGTACAAACCGACCATCTTTAAGATGGGTTAGTAATCCGATTGAGCATTAAAGCAACCAACAACTAAGGTTTTCTAGCTTTGAAACGTAAGTGAAAAAGCTAGAAACCTTAAAAGGAGAATAACATGAAACTATTAGAACGCGTAGTCAATTTTCTAGAATCCGATTTATTCGGATTTATTCTCGTGCTATGGGTGATTTTAGGACTTGCTCTGCAAATGCTGAGAGTCGCCCTTTAATATTATTTCTAGCATTGAAACGTTAGTGAAAATGCTAGAAATAATAAAACAATACAACCAACAACCGCCGAAATCGGCAAAAGGAAAACCATGAGTTATTCGTATAACGAACTATCATCAATGGCTCACAGCAGAGTCAAAAAGCTAGCGATAGCTAAATGCAAACAAGAAGGTCGTAAATCTTCTTGGGTGCAGTCAGTACACAAGAACGAACTGATTGACTTTTTAGTCAATGGAACTCAACCCAAAACAACACCAAGTCCAACTCCGACTCCAACGCCGACGCCCACACCAGGAGCTAGCACGCCGCAGCCTTCGGCTGGTACAGGTAGCTTAGAGGATATGCTAGCCGACAAGGTAGCAGAAAAGCTAGGAGATGGGATATACGACAGAGTATCTAAAGTAGAGGGCGATTTAATTAAAGCCTTTGGTAGCGAGACCGAAAAGCTAGCCGACAAGGTAGACAAGAAAATAAACTCTTTACAGCGACCTATAAAAGTATTTATCGAAGACGTCGAAGTAAAGAATGTGTCGGGTCTTAAACATAAGCAGTTTCCATTTGTGCTAGAATGCTTGAAACTCTTTAAAAGAGTTTGGTTATGCGGTCCAAGTGGGACTGGTAAGTCCCATCTGATTGAACAATGTGCTAAAGCATTGGGATTTTCTACCGACGACAAGAACTATGAATATCTCAAGGGTAGTGCAGGAGTCACAGAGTCACATATGACGGGTAGAATGACATTTGACGGTACATTTATTGATGGCTCGGTATCAAGAGCATTTCGAGACGGTAGTTTCCTATGCCTTGACGAATTTGACGGCTTCGATGCAAATGCAGGTCTAGTATTTAATAGTGTGCTAGATAATCAAGGTGTTTTAGCGACTCCAAACGATAAAGAAAATCCATTTGCTAGAAAGCATGACGATTTTCATGTAGCTGTAGCGAGTAATACATGGGGTGATGGTAACGATTTTAATTTTGCAGGAAGAGGTCAACTAGACCTAGCTACGCTAGATAGGTTGCAAGCTGTCAAGGTTTATGTGGACTATGATAAAAACATCGAGAGAGCGCTCGCAGGAAATTATACAAATATGGCAGATTGTCTTTGGAGCCTTCGAGAGAGATGTAACAAGAATCATGTGAGACGTACGATTAGCACAAGGCTTTTTCTCGACGGTCAAAAATGGATGCTAGCAGGAAAAAGCAATAGCAAGTTACTCGACATTATAACTACGGGATGGACAAAAGAGGAACTTGACAAAGTCAAAATTAGAGAACTAAAAAAGGAGTATAAATAATGAGCGAATTATATAAAGAAATACTTGAACCGAAAATTATAGACGATAAATTTGAAGGTAAGCATGCAGTAATGCACATGCCAGATATGAGAGCCATGCTAAAATGTGTCCATGAAAATTCATATTTATTTGGCAGAGTCGGAGCGCCAAACTCTAAACGCGAGAAATGGACTTATGGGAAATACGTTGTTGGTCGAGACAACCTAAAAAGAGCGCTCACGATTGGTCAATCATCGGATTATATTATTCGACTATACCAAAAACTGCGCTCCGAGATGGATATGGATTCGAGAATATCCAAATTTGTAGGCAAGGGTTTGTCATGCAAAAGAAAGCGCGTAGTAAGAGACGATGGCGATGATTTAAGCATGGCTAGACTTATGGGCGGACAAGACCAATATTGGTCTACTACCGAGAGAAAATCACAGCGCATGAATGTTCGTATTGGAATGAACATGGCTATCTCTTATAAACATAAAGAGAACGATTTTGCAAGACTTGGAGCCACTCTAGCTTTGATTAGTGATGTCCTAACTAAAATGGGATACGCCGTCGAGGTGCTAGCTTACAATTTTATCCGCTATAGCGGTAAACAAAATTGGAAATATCTCGGAATATCCATACCGATTAAAATGTCCAACGAGCCATTAGATATACATAGGCTAATGAGCGCAGGGCATTCGGGATTGTTTCGTGACTATATGTTTGGGTTGCTCGATAAAAGATACGATGCCGATGATTCTATGGGGTATCAATGCGAAACTACAGATACATATAAGCGAGAGCTAAATCTACTTCATACGGTAGAACAGCGATTCTGTAAATCAACCGACCAAGCTATCGACGGTCTAGCACAAACACTTCAAAAACTAGCAAACAAACCACATTGGTTTAGGGGGTAATTATGATAAATCTTAAAAATCACTGTGTCTCTTGTTATAAGGACACAAGTTGGGGAAGTGGTTTATATGTAAATAGAATCCCTGCTAGCACAGAAAAATACGAAGGGTATATGTGCGCTGTATGTCAATGTTACGAATGTGATAGATGCGATAAACCTATACCTCTAGATGATGATATTTGGGTAGACGAATACACTAGAGTGTGCGAAGGGTGTTTAACCAAATCAGAACTTGAAAGTATTTATTAATTATTACTTAAAACTTTAGTGAAAGTAATAATTAATAAAATAAAAGGAGTAAAAATGCCTGCACTATCAAATAAAATAAGTGATGCTTTTTTAGAATGGTTAAATAATTGCCCTTATATGTGGCATTTAGATTCATCTTCAGATAACCACTTATCCTATACATTTATAATAGAAAATCCAACAAAAGAGGAGTTAGAATGAACATATTTGCACTTGATAAATGCCCTATAAAATCAGCACAGTTACAACATGATAAACATGTCGTAAAAATGGTGCTAGAATCAGCACAAATGCTATGCTCGGCATTTGATAGAGAAAAATTCGATGTACCATACAAATGGGCGCATTATAATCATCCATGTACGGTTTGGTCTCGAACAAATCAATCCAATTTTGGTTGGCTTAGTCTTCATGGCTTTGCTTTAGCAAAAGAATATACCCATAGATACGGTAAAATCCATAAATCGCAAGCTGTTATCGAATGGTGTATGGATAAAGCAAAAGAAATAGACCTTCCCGAACATGAAATGACACCATTTCAACAATGTATGCCAGAGGAATATAAAAATCAAGATTCCGTGCAAGCATATAAGGATTATTACATAGGTACAAAGCTAAACAGCAACCCAAAATGGACAAACCGAGAAATTCCAACCATTTTTGAACCACATTTATTAATTATTACTTGAGCTTTAGTGAAAGTAATAATTAATTAAATAAAACAACCAACGAGGTAGCGAATGAAAAACCGAATCAACAAACTTATCGAACGAATTAAATTGCTTACAAAAGGCAATAGCGAAATTGAAAATGTCTTCCATGACACATTAGCCACACCTAGCAATATACTTTTAAATTGCTTTGCAAGAGCAATAGCGAAGATACCCTTAGATGTTTTACCTATCCAAGACAGAATAAAAATTGCTAGCACAATAAGTGCTGAAGTAGATGAGTTTATTTCTCCAATCCATACACAAATAGACAATGAAAAAAGGGGAACTGCAAAATTTGATGCGACAAGACTAGCGAGAGCAATGAAAGCCATTCCAAAAGACATGGAGATGCAAGTAAATGCAAGGACAGACAGCAAAAATATGCAACACATAGAGGTAATAGTGGGTAAGCCAATGGACTTGCCCAAAGACATAGACGAAGACACGATGAGAGAATTAATGCTTAACAACCAAAACATAGGCAAAGCCTAGAACCAAAAACAACCAAACAAGGAGTCAAAATGACACTTCACGAAGTAAAAATCTCAGAAACAACTAAAATCTTAATCACAAAGGATACTGTGAACGATAAAACCTTTGGACAGATACGAGTATGGACGAAACCAAAAGATAAAGAAGAGTTTATTCCTACGAAAAAAGGCTTAGCATTCGACCTCGGAATCACAGGTGATATAGTACAGGGATTGCTTACCCTCGAAGACCACAAAGGCGAAGCATAAGCTAGCACGCTACCCCAGGTAGAAATACCTGGTTTTTATGGGGGCGGTTTCATGGTTTCCGCCCCCAAACCCTTAAGCATAAAGGAAATAATATGTGTTATATATGCGGTAAACACAAAATAAAAACAAAAGATTATCGTTTTATTGATAGCGTAGGATTGCAAGGTGGTATTCTTTCTTGCAAACATTGTTTCTATCTAAATGATGTAGCTATCGTAGACATAATAAAAAACAATTTAGACCCTAAAACATTTTACATAAAGGAATAGCATGAAATTAAGCGACTATTATAAAAAACTTCTTGCAGAAGTTGGAATCGACCACAGAAGATTAACAAAAAAGCAAATAGAAACAATAATAATGCCCGACTATGCACCCGAAAACTTTTATCAAGATGGCGAAATAAGTGTGGATAGAGCGCATTATTTACACAGCCAAAGGTTAATACAATGCGGTATAGTTGGAGAGTTATACAAAAAAGCAATGGAACTTATCTAAAGGAGTAAAAATGAGCATTTTTAGAGAAAATCCCGAATATCTAGAGCAGGAAATAGATTCCATGCTAGAACAAAAAGAAAAAGCGGTTAGCGAATTAGTTTACACAGCCAAAAGAATAGAAGATGACTTGGGTAAGGATTATGGAAGGCATGGTTTTTTTGATATAGACGGTTGGGATACAAGGCATGACAGCGAAATAATAGCATACGACATAGGATACAGAAACGCTTGCCTAAACGCTGTGAAATTAATTAAAAAACTAACAAATGAGAGCTAGCATGAAAAATAAAAAGAAATTCAGAGTATATAGAGTGTGTACAGATATTGAATATATTGATGTTGAAATATCAAAAGACGAATACAAAGAAATGTGGGAAAGTAACGACCATGAAACACTTGCTTTTTACAATGCAAAAGGAATACGTAACGAGCATTGGAAATTCCAAGAAGGAACTGTTCAAATTATGAAAAAACCAATAGAGGAAATAACATGATGAGCCTATTTGAAAATAAAACCAAAGATGAGGCTATCGAAACTATCTTGCGCCACTACTCAATAGCATGTAGCGATAGAATTAACACCCTATGTGAAGAAAAAGGAGATGTATGTTGGTGCGATATAAGAAAAGAGGGTTGTGATAATTGCTCATATTGGAGAGATGGAGTATTGAATTATAAAGCATGCTTGCAAGATATAGAAGACTTTAAAAACAAATACATGAAAAGGGGTAAAAAATGAAAGTAACAGTTGATAACAAAGACATTGCAATAAGTAAAAAATATATTAAAGATATAGTGGGGCAATTATTTGAAGAGTCATACTACATGTGGAGAAGTCAATGGTTTAGGAAAGATGAAGTAACAGAAACTTTGCTTGCTAGAAAAATAATGGCAACCGAAATAGTGGTTTGGAGAGCGCTAAGAGAATATTTTAAAGAACAATAATATATAAAAAGAAAGGGGTGTTAGCGCACCCCTTTCAACAACCAACAACTCGCGCTTTAAGACGGAGAACAACCGATAGAAAAGACTCGTTGTTGCGTTAATTTAATTAATCACACACCTAAGTAGCTAACACATTTTTAATATCTTTAAGCGTAGGATATATTTTATTATCTGCATCATCTTTCGATAGCATAAATTTATTGGACTCCAACTTTTCTTTCTTCCACTCTTCTTCTTTATCCATCACACCCAAAGGCGAAAACTTATAGCTGATGTTAGCAGGTACATCGTTCCAATGCCGTAACTCTAGTGCTAGCTTTTCTATTTCTTTGAACGACCTGCCCTTCCCCAGTTTTCCTTTTCTAGCATACTGGCAAATCTGCAATATGCCGTCTGTTATTTGATACACTTTACTTACGCTATTTTTTAGGTGCGCTCCTAAGTGGTCTCGTTGGTCTTGATAATCTTTTTTTAGCATTATTTCTCCTTTTCTAGCTTCGCTGCGGGCGTCGCTGCGGGACTGGTAGTGCTAGCTCCGTTCAGCTCTTTAAATTTATCGCTAATTAACATATGTAGCTGACTATTACTAACATCTTTGCGTTTTATTTTCTCAAATATGTGTGATACTTTATATTCAATTTCTTCTAGCCTAGCTCTCTGCGTTTCCTGACTTAACCTGATTTTAACATTTGTATAGATAAATGTAATACAAGTTACAGAGAACACAACCATCATCAACCACCACGCATTTTTTTCATCCATTGTAAATATTTCCCAAGTGTAATACAAAAGCTCCATGCTAGCTCCTTTTTTTCTTTGCGTTTTGTTGCTCTATATATCTATTAAACAATTCCCATTGGGCAACAGAATGAACATTAGCATCACCGAATGTTTCATCTTCCAATTTTTCGACAAAATCTGTTTCCGAAAGCTTGTTTAATTTTTTTCTTAAATATTTTTCGCACAATTCTGCTAATCGCCAATGAGGAAGAGAATGGACATATAGACTTGTAAATTCCTTTGTAAGTTTTTTTCTACTTACAGGTTTTTTTTTAGTTTTATTAGTTTTTGTCACTAGCATTCGGGGTCTCGCTGGATACCTTTTTTCTTTTGCTGGTGAGCTGAAGGCGGTGCTAGAAAACGCTCTATTCCTTTTTTAATTTTGGCAAAGAAAATATCTTCTTTACCAAGAAAATTATGTGGTATATTTTTCTTTTTAGTTGGCATAATAATCCTCCGAAGGTTTCTTTTAATATTCGTTGGTAAACGTCAATAAGCAAAGCTAGAAAAAACAGCCCTATGCACCAAAATATAAGGGCTAAGCCCAATATAAATAGTTGAACTATCCATTCTGATATATTAACGATTACCATATGTTTTATTTTTACATAAAATAGTAAGGCGCACATGGGAGATGCCATGCGGAGCAACAAGGTTATGTGTAGTTGTGGGTAACCTATATAGCATGCGCGCCTTTATTTTTTTTAGCACAAAAAGAGCAAGTTTCTCTTTTTCGTTTGTACGTTGGAAAATCTTTATAATGTATTAGCTTATAATTATTACTACTTCTCACTAATTCCCAACATCTGTTACATTTTTTGCAATATTTAATATCTTGGTCTGCTTTTTTTGCATCAAAAGTATTACTTATTTTATATCTTCTAGGGGCGTATTTGTCATTCTCTTTATTTACCATCATCGTTTTTATTTTATTTTATTTTACCATGAATAAGAGTTTTGTTTTTGTTAAAACAGAGCCAACCGCTTTACTAAAACTACTACGCCCCTAATGAGCTTGTAAGGTTGCTTAACATCTTACTAAAATCTTTTATTTCTCCAGAATCGTTCTTCGGTTTATCTGGTGAGCTAGCTTGCTTCGCTGCGTTCCCTGGTTTACCAGGGGTATGCTTTCTTCTAGCTAGCTCCTGAAGAACATGTTTCTTGTCCTCTAGTAATCCTTCGCCACAATCACATACTTCGTAGGATTCTTCCTCAAATGTTTTTTCTGCGCCACATTCAATGCACATGTATTCAAATGATTTTTTAGCAATAACCAATTTTTCAGCGGTTTTCATATTGCTAATTAACTCATCTTCAAATCTTTCTTGATGCAACCAAGTGCTAGCCATAGGAATAAATTCGGGTTCAGTGCCTGCACTTCTCCATTGTTTAATGTAATTCTTTAAACCATTTAGAATAATTTCCTTATCTGTGCCAGTTTTTCTAAGTTGTACATATTTATCTTTAGCGCGTTTCTTATTATCTCGCCTTGGGTAAAGTGTCCAAAATTCATTTTCAAATTCTTTTAAGTATTCGTTTGTTTTATTTTCTTTTTTAGGTTTCTTATTTTCTATTTCATTTTCTATTTCATTAGAAGGCAATGGCGTGGCTATAGCCTCGCTATTCTCTTTCTTATTCCATCTCTTCATTGCTCCTATTTTTCCATTCTTACTATTCTTTTCTGCTCTTTTCTTCTGCTCATTCCTTTCAACCTCAAGTCTTGGGTTGTATAGCTTTCCATTTTTCTCAACAAAACACTTGCTAACCTTTTTCCAAGCTTGTTCAAAATTCTCGTGATTTTTGCACAATTCTTTCAGTTCGCTTATTTCTGTAGGTAAAGAATCCTCAATCCATTGATAAAGTAATAAGGTGATGTATATACCCCTTTCTTCCATGTTCATAAGCTGTACTTTCATATCGGATACAAAGTCGCTAGCATATAACATAAATGCAGGTGCTTTTCCATTTTTTCTTGGCATGTATTCTCCTTTATTTATTCCTAATTACAATATCTTCTATTTTTACAGAAAAATGTTGTACCTTAGGAAATTTTTTTAATAAAAAGGCGTATTTGTCTGTCAAAGAAGCAATCTCCCCACTTACGAATATTGACTTCCCATCTTCGCCTATAGTTGTTGCGGTTACCGTATCTCCAATTTTAAAGCTGTTGTTTGATTCCATTTTCTATATCCTCTCTTCTTGCTTTGTGATAATCTCTTTCATCGTCATGTTTTTCTTGAGCGCTATTTCTATATTCTTCATCATCTGCTATTAACTCAAGAAAATCTTCATAAGGCAACACAGCATATATCGTACCCCTATCTTCCTTAACAACCTGAAGGTCTACTACGCTAGCATCGGGCTTTATCCAGCTTGCTATATTTTTTCTTACTTTACATTGCACTCGCCAATCTTTATTGGGTGTGCTTAATAACACATCAACTTCTTCTGAGTGTCCGAGAGATAAACCGTTACTTGCATATGCTCTTTGTGAATCTATATCGTATTCTTTAGCAATGTTGGTTACCTCTCTTTCAAATCGGTTTCCTTTTTGCTTGCTCCTACTTGGCATTCATTAACTCCCAACAAAGGGGGCGTGGAGCAAAAGGTATGCCCCCTTTGTTTTTGTCGAGTCTAGACCAACGCAAGAGAATAATTATCTCCAACAATAATGGGTTCGTGATAAACGTATTTAGCGTATTGTGTAACTTTTCCAGTCCTAGAATTTCTGTGGGTGATTTTTTGAGTTTCTATATTGTGTCCTTCTCGCCTTAATCTAAGAATAACATCAGCAACCCTTGTAATATGGAAGTCTTGTATAGCTTTCCACGAGGTAATGCTTTTATTTTTCTTTAAATAGTCGAGTATTATATTCTTCTGTGTCATAACTAGAATGGTAAATCGTCATCGTCTTCTGTCGCTAGCGCCATAGACTCTTGTTTTTCTTCAACTATCCAACCAGCAGATACATCTGCGTTTTTTTCCGTTTCTTTCTTAGATTCTTTGCTTTTTTCTGCTCCTTCTGTAACTCTAAGTAAAATCTCAGCATTTGCCATCGCTTTCCATTGCTCATTGTCCGAGCCTTCAGCTAACCATATCAAGTAATCTCTTGGTACTTCTTTCCATTTTTTTCCTTTATGTTTTCCAAAATTGATAGCACTCTCTCTTCCATTATTCCAATCTGTAGGTGTATTTGCACTATTTTCTTCGGTTAGAATATTTTGATTTCTAACTTTAGGGACTCCATTGCTAGCGCCATTATTTGCTGCGGGTTTATTTTGTTGGGCAATAGCATTTGTAACTTCATCAGCAGATGCAAATTCAGTTCCACCTAACCCTGCGCTAGCTAAAGCTCTTCCTATTGCTGAAGTTTCACAGTTTTCCAATGCAGACGTTTTATTAATCATGGAACTATTATAAACCTCAACGGCATGCCCCGTATAGGTAGAGTCTCCTACGGTAACAGTAGTCTTCATCATTACCGTACTTTCATCGTTGTGCAGTATTTCTGTGGTAATGCTTTTTTCAGCGTTTTTGTGATTTTGATGAAAAAGTTCTACGCGCTCTGCTACAGTGCGATAGTCTTTTCCTTTTATTTTTACTGGCATATTCTCTCCTTATTGTTGGTTGTTTGTCTTGTAAGAAAACGATGTTTCTATTCTTTCTTCGTAATCATTTGGGGCATGTGCAGTTTCTTTTATAAAATTAGAAATCGCTTTCTTGTCGGGTTTCTCCGTAACCCTAGTCGGTATGTTGTTGTCGTAAGAAAACTTGATTAAATCGCTATTTTCTCCAAAATGCTTTACCGTCCTAGACGTCACTCTAAGGGTTCCGTTGGGCATTTTTGCAGTTTTCTTATTTGAACTTTTTAATTTTTGCATCATAAAAGATTCAAGAAAATTTGCTCTGTATTGTATTTGTTTTAAAACCGATTCTATCCTTCTGTCATAAAACTCGGCAGATGCCATTTGCTTTTCTTTTATTTCCTCAATTTCTTTTTCTAGTTGAGCTATTTTGTATAGCATTTGGTCTGCATGAAGTTCATTAATATCGGTTTCTTTTACTTCATCGTGAAGTTCATCTAAGGCTAAAGTTTCTTCACTCATTCTCTGTGTCTCCTCTAAGCGCTAGGTGTTGGCTGTTTTCTTTGGGTGCAATTACATTAAATCCTAAATTTTCTGCCATTCTGTTTACCGTTATATAAAACCTTTTTAAATCTTCTTCGGTAGTTTTCGTTGTTTTTTCTATTCGCATTTTTAAAACGAAATCATCTTCTTTAGGCATGTATTTTGCTCCCTATTACTACGTTGTTAAAGTATATACATTTGTTTAGTTGTTTTGAACAATCCTTGCCTGCAAAACTGCTGTCAACCTTGACATTTATTTTGCCATTAATTCTTGTAAACATAACTCCTAGACATTTGCCACCGTTATAGTTGGCACATTCTTTTCTTGCTACTGATTCTGCTTTTTTCATTGCTCCCTTTTAATTATTAGTTCTTTCACTAACGTTACAGAACTAATAATTAAAGAGTAGCTAATGGTTTATAGGTTGCTTTATTAACAAACCTCAAAAGCTCGGCTTTTAAGATGATAAATTTCTTACCACCTGGTTTGCTAGCTTTCAATTTTCCTGTTTGTATGTACTGCCTAATCGTACCTGTTGACACTTTTAGCTCATCGGCAACCTGTGAAACTGTTAGAAATTCTGCCATTTATATTCCTTTTTCTTGCTTTTTTGTGTTCTTTTGTGTATGTTTGTGTATGGTTATTGTGTTTATGTAATTGATACACAAGCTTAGTGAAGTTAATACACATTTTGGAAATAAAAAACACTTTTTGTTATGAATATACAATTTATATTAAATAAAATAAAATTAGAAAGAGAAATTTACTCAGATGCAGAGCTAGCTAAAATATTTGAAGTATCACCCGCAGCGGTTTCAAATTGGAAAGCTAGACAACGAATGCCAATGTCAGTGATACAAAGGTATTGTAACGAAAACAATACCCAAATAACTGATTATATAAGCCCAGTTTTAAAAACAAAAACAAGACAAAAACAACCAAATATTAAAAATTTAAACGAGAAAGTCTCAGTTAAAGATGATAATATTGAAATTACAAGGGATGTGGATATGTTAGATGCTAAATATATCATTGATTTACAAAAAGACAAAATTGAACAACAACAACGCGAATTGGTTATGTTGAAAAATGTTATAGAAAACCAACCGCTACAAAAAATGAAATTTGACGATGTTCAAGCCGATATGGAAACAACAGTAGAAATAAAAAATATATTTTCTTTAAAACCGACAGAGAGAAAAGTATCCAAAGCTGAAGGATATGAAAAGATAGCAAAAATTATAAACATTGAATCTGAAACTTATAAAAATAAATTTCTTTCTGTAGGAAATTGGCACCTAACCGACAAACACCCTGTTGATGAAGTTATTGATAAAGATACCTTAAAAGAATTAAAAAAAATGACTAGAAACCTACCTACTGTTTTAGATTCTCTTAAGTGGGTTGCAGGGTTGCATTATATGGTCATCCCAGTTAGGTATGTTTATCAAGGTGCTTATTGCAACACTATTTGCTATTTATTATTAGATTGGAAGTCAAAACCAGTAAAAGTGTTAAGCAAGTCTATTATTATTAATGGAATAGAAAATTGAGTAGGCTTTATCGCAGAGGAGATAGTCCAAATTGGTGGTACACGGAAGGTACACCGCCCAATAGAATTATGCGAAGCACTGGGACCGCATCCCTTAAGCTAGCAAAGATGCTGAAGAAAAAGTGGGATGAAGAGCTTTTTTTTAAAAAGAACAACATCCCACAGAATCAACGCATGACCATACACGATGTATGTGAAAAATATAAAATAAACATGCTTTCAAAGTCAAAAAACACAGCATACACTAAACAAAAACTAGGCTACATTAATAGATTTAATGATTACATGAGGTTAGAAAAAAATCGCAAGTTGTTTATTGAAATTAATGCAGCTGATATAGATAGATATATTGTTTATAGAATGGCAAAATCAAAAGTGTCATCAAAAACAGTTGAAGATGAAATACGCGTTCTTGGTAAAATGTTTGAGTATGCAACCAAGTATCAATACTATGAAAACACCAATCCAACAGAAAACGCAGATATACCAATCCATAAAGGGAAAAAAAGAATACCAATACCGCCTCAATATGTTTTGCAAGCAATTAAAAACAAAAAAACATCAGAAAGAGACAAGGCGTATTGGAGTATATGTTTTTATACTGGGTTACGAGCTAGCGATGCTGGAACATTAACAAAAAACCAGGTGCTTAAAGATAGGATTGTAATTCACGATACTGAAAAAACAGATATACCCGTAGAAATACCCCTTCATCCAAAATTACAAGCAATGAATATTGTTAATGTTTATACAAAAAAAGATGATAGGGATTCGTCTAGAGAAAGGTTTCAAAAAACATTAAGAGAACTTGGATATACTGTAAAAGCTGATATTCATTGTTTAAGGCACACCTTTAATATGATGATGTTAACGGAAGGTGGACTAAGCTCAAAAGACAGGAAAGCGATGCTAGCACACAGCAATGAAGAGACTACAGCGGACATTTATACTCATCAGGATTTTGATTTTATTGCTAAAAAAATAACTTCTTTGGACTAGGATGTAACATTTTTGTATCAAGGTGTAGCATTTTTGTAACAAAGCAAACCCCTACAAACTATTACAAACCGCGCTAACCGTTAAACAAGAAGCCCTCATTTAAGAGGGCCTCTCGTCGAGATTCTGGTTTTCTCGGTAGTAGCGGGGGAAGGATTCGAACCTCCGACCTTCGGGTTATGAGCCAGGATTATGTGTTGATATTGTTGAACTTAGATTTATTTGTAACATATTTGTAACTCAACTTTTACCGATGTTACGGAAATGTTACAAATTTAACTTTTTTTTAAGTTTGCGAATTAAAGGAGTTCTAGCTTTGAGTTCCGTTCCATTATATAAGGTGACTCCATTAAATATACTATGTGGTATAATTTGAAATAAACCATTATCATCTTGATAGTTTACTAATGCAAATCCTTGTTGCCAATCGTTTCTTGGGCTAAAAGCAGGAACAATGTTGGATTCAATGCGCGCAACAGTTCCTGGGGAATATGCTACATACGTTCTAATACCCTTTCGAGGGTGTACAGTTTTTTGTGCCATTTCATGTCGGTGTATATGTCCAACTATTTCAGAATTTCTTGCTTGAGCTAGAATTGCTTTCACAGTATCAGCATTTCCTTTTCTAGCTAAAGTGCCATGAGAAACGCGCAAGTTATCGTTTAACCAATACTCGCCAGCAGGATACGGAGCTTTATATTCTACGCCTAAATCATCAAGAGCTAGCAAAGTTGGAATTGTCATCTGAGTTTTTTTTGGTTCATTAGCTGGTTTAAGGTTATATGCTGCGATTATATTTTTTGATATAGCTTTACTCATTCTTAATTCATGGTTACCTTCTAAATAAATCATAGTATTGCAATGTTGCCTAAATTCTTTAGTCCACCAATGCAATTCGTTAATTGCTGGTTGCGTAGTAAAAAAGAACTCAGGAGAAACTAAAAACTTATCTGACCATTCAGGTAAGTCCATCATGTCACCCAGATATATTATAGTATCTGGTTTTTCTAGCTCAGCAACTTGTAAAACACAATCAAGAGCCTGTCTATCGTGAAATGGGTCTAGCACTCCAGTTTCAACATCTCTTCTAAAACCAAACTGTGCATCGGGAATAATAAGAGCTTTCTTAAATTTTTTAGATTTTTTGATGTTTATTTTTGGTTTTTTAAAGCTAATAGGAGCAATAGGAGTAATATGTGGAAACTCAACTTCAACTGGTTTTATCCTAACTAACCACGCTTTAACCTGAAACAAGGGTCTATGTATAATTGCCTCCGATGTTTTCATGGCTGTTTCCCACTTATTTACTACATATCTATCTACTTTCCATATTTCAGTATCAACATTGCAGGCATCTAATAGCTCGTCTAATGTTTGAGGGTTTTTTTCACCTCTGTAATCTAAAATAGCATAATTACCTACAACTTCAAAATTCTTGCCTTGTTTTTTATAATCTTCAATGTCTTCATGGAAACTATCTATATTTGCGTTTAAGTCTTCGTTATGCTCTATTAAAGTATCAGATAAATTTTTATTTGGATTAATGCCTAGTTTACCCTTTCTTTTTAACCCTCTTATTTTTTCAGCGTTAAAAGTTTCATTTGGGTATTCAAGGTTAAGAACAGAAGCAACTCTACTGTAAGTGTATCCTTTTAAAAGAAGTTTAGTTGCTCTATCTTTTTTTTCTTTGGTCCAAAAGACAGATTTGCTTTTCATTAATTAACTGTATTTAACAACAATTTTTTCAAAATGCTCTATTGTTCCAGCGCCTTTTGCTGTATTATACCAACTTTTCCAATAGCTAGCTTGTTGTTCTAGCGAAGAAGGCAGCGGTTTAGGGACTCTCCAGTAATGCAATCTACATACAACAATTCCTGCTAAAATATTAGTAGTCATTATCTGTTTCCAGTCTTCTTCTTGGGGGTTAGTAAAATATTTCCAATCTAAATAACATACTTCGGCTACTTTTTTCATAAGAGTTTCTCTATATTGCAAATAATCATTGCATAAAGAAACAGCTACCCAAGGTTCACATTGCCAGAATCCACGAGCTATATCGGAGCCTTTTTGACTTAGATACTGGTATTTAGATTCAACTAATCCAGTTCTATATACTAGCATCATAGCATCATGGCTAGCATATTTTAAACCCATTTTTTCCAATGTGCTTTTAATAAGGTGCATCATTTGTAATGAATCAATCATTATTTACCCAACTTTGCACCGCTAATAATCATTGCAAGTAAGTTTTGAATTAAATCAGCTACGTCACGAAATATTGGAGCTTCTTTCTCATCTTTTACAAACGGTATATTTATAGCCCTGTCCATACCTTCTGCTATCATTATTTCAAACTCATCACTTTTTAGGTACGCTAAAAAAGCTTCTCTTATACCATCTGCTTGTTGTTCTGCTAGCTCCGTTGCTTTTGCAACCATCAACGCTTTTATATCCATTATTTATTCCCTTTTTTTATATTCATTAATAACAAAATAATTGAAAGAATTGCTACTACGATTTGCAAAGACTCATGTATTTGAGTAAGCCCTATTGCGTAGTTACTAAAACTAATTACCGCTACTTTTAAACTATCCATTAATGTTTTCCGTTTATTCTAGATAAAGAACCCTCTACCCTTGATACTTGATTGTCTAAATCATTGATTTCTTTGGTTATTGCATCAAATTTTCTATCTAATTTGTCATCCGATTTATTCCATCTATCAATTAATTTGAGACAAATAGATTCTAAATTTTCTAATGTTTCAGATTGACCTTTATTTTCGACTTCTAACTCTTTTAATGTTTCTTGTTGTTTAGCTGATTTATTAGAAAGAGACACTACTAAGTAAACAAACATAGCACCCACTACGCCAATCATTCCCGCTTCACCATACAATGCTAAAAAATCCATTACTTACCTTTAATGCACTTTAAAAATTTTGTTAAAATTTTATTTCTTATATTATTTCTACCTCTGTTACGAGCTAGCATTAAAACAGATTGTCCTCTTATTAAAGATTCTTGTTGTTCACTCATTTTACTTCAACTTTTTCCCAATCATAATGCAAGTAACACCAATTAGAGTGTTCATAAATTTTTCCATGATACCGATGCTTTATTGAATCAACATCAACTATCTCTATAAATACTGTGTTTGACAAAGTATCCTGAGGCGTCAAAGGTGAATTCCCTACTAACCACCCTCGGCTTTCGCAATTTTGAATACTTACTATACTTAACAGGAATGTCATAACTCGTATTGACAACTTTAAAATCTCCATTTTTTAATTTTTTAATTGTTTTATTCACAGCACCATCCACCATGCAATTCCTGTTTCAACAACAATATCCGCCATAGTGTTATATGCCCAAGCTTTTTTAGTTCCGTAGGTTTCTTCATCACCCTCAACAAACCATTCAAACACTTCCCATAATACTCCTATAATGAAGACACCCATTACACACCAAAAATCTGTCCAATGTAACCATTGAAATATTTTACATAAAAAAGCTCCCGCTGCTAAATGATACGCTGTCCATCCATCTAATTGACCAGTTCTATATTGCCATAATACAAGCGTTGCTAAAGGGTTTTTCATAATTCTTTTATAATATTATTTTCTAGCTTATGTTTTCCAATTATCATTCTACCTGTACCTCCACCATGTTCATCATCACATTTATCAACATAAGCTTGCTCAATAGTATTCCAATTATCACTACGCTGAATAACAGAGCCATTAAAAACAAGAAAATATTTATACCTAGAAGGATAAGTAAGGGTCTCGGTTGTACCATCAGGATAATTTTTTGTGCGAACAGAACCAGGAGTTGTATTTCTATACAACTTTAGGTCATGACCCTTAGAACTTTTCCTTATAAGCATTAGTCTTCTTTAACCTGTTCTTCAGATTCTAATGATTCTTTTAACATTCTAACAAATGCATCGTGACCTACTCTAAGTTGGTCTTTTT